GTTGGCGGCGGAACACTTATAACGAAGAAACATGTATTATTATCCAATCATGTGCCTTATTCAAATTCGCCATTCATGATTTTCTTTGTTAATAATAATAATGTATCGCTTGTTTATAACGTAATGAAAACAAAGCGAGTCGCCAATACTGATATATTAATTGGTGAACTTGATAAGGAAGTTGATTCTTCATTAAAGATATATAATGTATTACCAGCTAATTATATCAAATACTTTGATAAGCAAATTAATTTTCCTTTGTTGTATTCTGATCAAGAAAGAAAAGCTTTGATTGGCGAAAACGGTTTAATTAATACTACTTATGGATCAACAAATACATTAATAAATATGTCAAAAGATATTAATAGAGCGCAATATTTTGAACCAGTTATTGGCGGCGACAGCGGAAATATTGTTTCTACTATTATTAATAATGAGATAGTATTAATTGGTGCTTGGTATATGACATTTGGATCTATGGCTGGTTTAGGCACAAATATTCCCAGTTATATAACTGAAGTAAATAACACAATAACATCATTAAGTAGTGGATATAAAGTTAATGAAGTTGATTTGAGTCAATTTAAAACTTATTAAATAATTTTATTGCTTTTCAATTTCAAACACTATATATTAGTACGAATATGAATTTAATTTCACAACCTAGTCAAGCCAGTCAACTCCCATCAGGAAGTTGAGTACGAGGTTGTTTGCTAAAAAGATACAACCCGTCACTCTTAAAAAGAATGATGGGTTTTTGATTTTAGTGGTTGACAATTTGACGAAGTATGGTAAATTAGAAATATAACGAACGGGGTTGAAACTCTATCTGATGTCCCCAACATAAGTTAAAACATTTGATCGGTCACTGGGTGTTATGCTGAAATACAGAACCCATCTGGCGATAATGACATAAAGTATATAACAATTTTTAAATGGGTGGTTAGCTCAGTTGATAGAGCATTTGCTTTACACGCAAAATGTCATAGGTTTAAATCCTATACCACCTACCATTTTAATCGGAGTGTAGTCCGTAAATAGGGGCGGGCCAGTTTTGGGAACTGGATCGAAAGACCTGTAGGTGCAAGTCCTATCACTCCGACCACTTTTATTAGTTTAAATCACAAAAGTCCGACTTTTGAAAATTTCAATACTATTTATTAATATATGAATAAAATTGAATCTGAAATAAGTAGTAATATTGATAGATTTAAGTTAGTTGTAGATGAAAGCAATGGAACAGGAGACATTTGTCGTAAATATAATTTTTGTGACAACGGTAAATCTAGAAATTTAATAAAAAAATACATTGAAAGTTTGGATTTAAATACAAATCATTTTGGTTTGAAAAGTCATCCGAAAAAAAAGTATAAAACTATTAATAAAGAGTGTCCTAATTGTCAAAAATTATTTGAAACATTAGAAAATCATCCTAGAGAAAAGAAAAGTTGCTCTTATAAATGTGCAAATAATTTTTTTAAAAAAGAATACACGGATGAAAGAAAAAAACAAATTAGTGAATCTCTTAGAAAATATTATGAATCAAATGATGGCAAACAAACAATTATAGATAAAAATCAAAATGTTCTTGTAAAAAAAGAATGCAAATTTTGTGGTCAATTGTTCCGTCCAAAACAAAACAAAATAAAATATTGTTCTACATCGTGTACAAAAAAATGTCCTGAGTATCGTAAGAAACTAAGTGAGTCAACTAAACAACGAGTTTTAAACGGAACACATAACGGTTGGAATTCAAGAAAAATAATTTCATATCCGGAACAATTTTTTATGGGTGTATTAATTAATAATAATATTTCATATCAACATAATAAACCCGTTGGAAAGTATTTTATAGATTTTGCTATTGTAGAAAAAAAGATAGCATTAGAGATTGATGGAAAGCAACATCAATATGAAAACAGAAAAAAATCTGATGAAATAAAAGATAAGTTTTTAACAGAAAATGGATGGAAAGTTTATAGGATTTCTTGGAAATCAATTAATAATGAACTTGGTAAACTTTATATTAAAGATGAAATAAATAAATTTTTAGAAGTTTATAACGGGCATATGATGTAATGGCAGCCATGCGAGTCTTAGAAGCTCGTGGAGAAATCCGTGGGGGTTCAAGTCCCTCTATGCCCACCAATTTTTAATTTATATGGAAGTAGTCCGGCAGGTCGAGGAAAGCGTCTTGAAAACGCCTGGGGCCATAAACCCTCACAGGTTCGATTCCTGTTGCTTCCGCCATTTTAATACAACTCCACTTGACAATGGAGCTGAGGACTGATAATATCGTCCCTTGAAGAAATCGGAGTTTGTCAAAAGATTTTATGGAGGTGACGTAGATAGTCAGGTTTCTACAGCAGTTTGCTAAACTGCCGTGGTCTAAAAGCCACTGAGGGGGCAGCACCCTTCGCCTCCGCCATTTTAAAGCGGGTGTGATGTAACGGTAGCCTGGGGCTCTTCCAAAGCCCATGAGAGGGTTCGATTCCCTCTACCCGCTCCAATTTAACTGGGGATTTGCATAATGGTAGTGCGGCAGACTTTGAATCTGCTTGTGGTGGTTCGATTCCATCATCCCCAACCATTTTAATCGGGATGTAATGTCAAAAGTAGACGGCCTGTTTTGGAGACAGGAGGTTGAGATTGCAAAATTCTCCATCCCGACCATTTTATATGCTAGCTGCAATCTGGTGAGAACGTTGGCTTAGGATTGAACTTAAGTTATCAGCGGTGATGGGTTCGATTCCCGTAGTTTGCGTCGTTTTTTGATTTGACAAACACTATATATTGGTGTAAGATTTTTAAATGGGCTGTTAGTGATAGTGGTAGCACGGGAGCTTTGCAAGCTTTAGGGAAGAGTTCGATTCTCTTACGGTCCACCATTTTAAAGCGGGTATGATGTAGTGGTAGCCTTTGACCTTGCCAAGGTTGATGTGAGGGTTCGATTCCCTCTACCCGCTCCACTTTTAGAATATTTCTTATATATTTATAAGAATGAAGAAATTGCAAGATTTAAAAAATAAGTTAAAAGAATTACAAGATGCTTTAGATAAAGCAGATGATAGTAATAATCCACACGAATCTAATAGAATTCGTGGTGAAATACAGAATACTATTAAAGATATTAAAAGAGAAGAGTTAAAACAACCGGTTTCAGTTGAAAGAGGCAAAGAGTTATTTGCTAATATGAGACGAGAACTTGGGTTGGATGAAACAATATCTTATAAAGAATTTTTTGATCTTTGAGAATTTATGGGCATATACTGGTATCGATTTAAGATAATTGATTAGTTAGGCGTGTAGAGGATGATAGTTGGCCTCTTAAAATTTCTATCAAAACATTAACTGCAGAAGATAATGTAATTAGCTATAACTTCACCTCCCGTGAAGCAGTAGCATTGGCAGCTTAAGGTTGCGCATTCAATATAATGATGTCTGATAATTATATTGGGTGTAAAATATCAGGCTATATCAACAATTTGATTTGCGTTGTTGATTGAGTATTTTGTAAATCTTTAGAACAATTAGTTTTGATATTTAATATAATTGTTTTTAACAACTAAAAAATGTATACACACGTAGTCTAATTATGATAAGGTCTTAAAGACAAGGGTTCGACTCCCTTTATGTCCACCAATTTAGGTGATAAACAAAAACAAATAGTAAAAAATAGTATATGACAAAACAAGAAGCAGAAAAGAAAGTGTATGAGTTGACGGAAAAGTTAATCTTTGTAAAGAAAGATTTTAAGGATGTAGCTGCGGGTTATAAGGATAAGATGAGGGAAATTGAAAGTGAAATTAAAGCGATTGTTGAAGAAACAAGTACGATTCCGTTAGCGTCATCCAAAGACATTGAAGGTGATGACGAGTGATTTAATTTATGATTGGTTATCATAAATTTGTAAATAAAACCAAATAATAACAATTAAACTATATAGTTAATATGTCTAAAAAGACTGATAAAAAAGAAAATAGTGTGGATAGTCTTGTAATTACAGAAGAAAAGTTTTATGTAATTACACGAAATGGGCTGCGAGTTAGTGAGTTGGTGTATGTTAATAAAAATGATGCGAAGACTGAATTTGATCATTGGAATGGCATTATCAAAAAGTGGCCTGATGGTACTAGAATTGAGTTAGTTGAGTATAACGAAACAAGACATAAAGTATTGTAAAGCACTAAAATAGTAAATTGATGTAACGCTATTAAAATAAATTTAATAGCGTTTTTTGTTTTTTGTAACAATCTTTTTGATATTTATATCTGTATGCCAAAAGCATCCAAACATAAATTATATACGTTACCTTCGAATTTCAATGAAATGAATAAGTTTATTGAAGTCAATAAAATTCAATTGATGGAACACATAGTTGCGTCAATTGAATACGCAATTGATAAAAAGTTAAGTTTTGTTGAAATATTTAGTTTTAAGAATTCTGACTTTGTTGTAACATTACCAACCAATCAATTTAAAGAAAATTTGGATAATGTTTACAGTTACTATATTGAAAAGGAACAATATGAGTTATGTATACGGGTTAAATCTGTTGAAAGTAAATTGAATTCAATCTTAGATAAAATTACTCATGAAAAAAAAGAAAAACCTTCAAAAAAGCAAAAGTGATAATTCAAACATTAAAAATAATAATGAATATCATAGTAATGAACCCAAACAAGATACTAGTCCGATTGTATATCAAAAATCAAAATTAAAACATGAATTGTCAATATTTGAAAGAGAATTGACAGAAAAACAAAAAGAATTTGTAAATATAGCTTTAAATAAAGATACTAAAATGGTATTTGTTAGTGGTCCGGCTGGTACAAGTAAAACTTATATTACCATATATAGTGCTTTAAAATTATTGAATCAAAAGAAGGTAAGTGATTTGCTTTACATTAGAAGTGCGGTTGAAAGTGCGGATAGTAAAATTGGGTTTTTACCTGGTGAAGCGGATGAAAAGATGGCACCTTATATTCAACCATTATTGGAAAAATTAGCAGAATTACTACCAAACAGAGATATTGAAACTTTACAAAAAGAAAATCGTTTGGATAGTATTCCCCTTGGATTTTTAAGAGGATTGAATTGGAACGCTAAATGTATTGTTGCTGATGAAGCGCAAAATATGACTGTAAAAGAAATAACTACATTGATTACAAGAGTAGGTGAATTCAGCAAAGTGTTTATATTGGGTGATCCAGATCAAAGTGATATTAACGGTAAAAGTGGTTTTATGAAGATAATGAATGCTTTTGATGATGTGGAAAGTAAAGAAAATGGTATTTATACATTTAAATTTACTGAAGAAGACATTGTTAGAAGTGGTTTAGTAAAATATATCGTTAAAAAATTAAAAAATGTTAAACCACAATGATATATATATCTATTAAAGATATATGTCCAATAGTAAGAAAATTACTGATTTAGCTGCTTATACTGATTCACAAGTTCAATCAAATGACTTGTTGTTTATTACAGATATTGCTGCGCAAGAAACTAAAAAAATTACTGCAATAGATATTGCGGACTATGCATTTAATGCAAAGTCCGCATCTATTTTTAAT